TAGGTTTAGCAGTATTAATAATTTCCATAACTCCTGATAATCTATTCTCCATTTCTTTAAATTTAGCATATACTGAAAGAGCAGTTCCAGAATCTGTAACAAATCCTGAAGCGACATCATCGCCCTTCGAAACAAATACCTGATCTCCTTGTGTAAACGCACTTGCTAATATAACTTCTAGACCTTGTGCATTAAGTGTAGCAAGAACATCAACTTTATTCAGTTCTAATTGGGCTTGTTGTAAAAGATTTGTTTCATTTGTTCTAATAAGTTCTGTAGGAAAATCTACTGTCACACTAGTAGAATAATCTGATTTTAAAGGGTTATATGGAAATCCTGCTTCACTTACAGATGCTATACGAATTTCCACTTTTTCATTAGGAGTAATAGGTATATCTACTTGATTAATATTAACGATATCAGGATCATTAACATCTTCATTTGCCCACACGTATTTCTGATTAGCAGAATCATACACTTGTTTTCTAACAGGAGTTATAACTTCAGTCCATTCTGCATAATACCCTTTTGAGTTATTACCTGAAGAATCATTAAATTCAAATGTTTTTGGACCACTTGCAGTACCATCTAATCGTAAATATCTATATTGTATTATAAATTGTATGATATTTTGTTGTCCACTTTTTACATTTGTTTTTGGACTAGGTATAGGAAAAAATCCTCGGATTCTATATTTTGGGTTTTCTAATGATGTCTCTGAAACATTCATAGAACCCATCTCTCTAACTATAGTAGAATAAAGAGTAGATAAATTATTCTTCTGATCAATAAGATTACTAAGTTTAGTAGAAATTATTCTTTGATCAGAAGGTGTTCTAAAGTTAGTAGTTTGAAATTCTTCTTTTGTCTTTGCAATAGAACTTTCCAATTGTTGTATCTCAGATTGAAGTCTATTTTTTTCAGCAAACTTTCGTCTTAACACTTCTGTATCTTGAGATTGTAGTTTATGCTCATTTGCAATTACAACTTTAAAGTATTCTGATTTTAAAAGAGGTGCATCAGGTTTTAATCCCTGAGTAGTAGGAACTGGCTTATTCTTAGCTACGTCTAATAGTTGAGCACCAAAATCAATACAGTATTTTTTGTAGTATTCATCTAATGACATATCAGTATCTGAAGTTCTTATCCTTAAGTCATTAGAATAAACACTTACGCCAGGTGACCATTTAGTCGAAGCTATAGATGTTGTATTATTAACAGGTCTAAAGAAAATAACTTGTCTTTCATCATGACCTAATGAAACTTCAACTTGTCTTAATGTTAAAACTTCAGACATAATGTATAATACATCAATACCTACAGGAATTAATTCAAATCCACTTGTAAGAGTAAGTCTTATACTATTATCTGTTTTATTTACTTCATCTACTCTGTATCTTGCTGCTCCTTTTGTAGATAAAATATCTCCAATCTTTAAAGTTTCAGTATCTACTGTTTGGTTTAAGTTATTGGTATATGTTAATTTATTAAATCTATAAACTTTGGAATTACCAGAACCTGTAGTATCAGAATTTAAAATAGAAATTACATCAAAAGTACCTGTATACTGACTAATAGAAGGTGGAAATCTATACTCATCTTCATCAACAAAATGGTTTATTCCTCTTCCATTTAGAAATAGCATCAAGGTTTCATATTCTATATCATTTCTTCCTTTAATATTTTGATCGAAAATTGCCCTCTTATCATCAGTATCAGTATTTACGATAACTCGTCTATACCATACACTTCTAACATCTGAATTTACATAACTAGTAACATCAAATGTAACAACAAGCATCGGATTAATAAAATTATCAAAAAACCAATTATTTCTTCTTGTAAATCTAGATGGAACATTTAATGTACCTATTCTATTTGGTTCTTTATTATTTCCCGAAGCCATGATACGTTTATATGTACCATCTTCTAAACGTATAGTAGCACTTCCAGAATCAACTCCAGATAGTCCCTTTACATTTTCCTCTAATCTCTTTAATTCAGATCTTAAATATCCTAATGAAGGGACTTGATATGATGTAGATATACCATCAGAGTTTACAATATTAACTGAAACGCTTTCGGCTGTAGAAGTAAAAGCTTCTGAAAATTTAGATAAAATTTCTAAAGAATTAGCGTGAGTTCGCATTAATTCTTGAACGACATCGTGTAAACTATTATCAGCAGAATTCATTGTTTTGTGTTATTGATTTATTATTACAATTTATTGTCTATCTATATATCAAAAAAAAATAAAATGCTTTTTTTGAACTTTTTTCAAATGTCAAATAAAAGGTATAATAAGAACAATTAACTTTAATTTGGAAAACAGAATGAAAGAAAAAAATGAAACTCTTAATTATATTAATATTAATGTTAATAAATTCCATACATTTCTTGATAGATTTTCACAATTTGATGAAAATCTCCTTTTAGAAATTACTCCTGATGAGTTTTATTCTAGAACATATACCCCAGATAGAAGTGCTATTAAATATTCTGCTTTAAATTTAGAAGAAATTTTACAAGTAAATGAAGAATATGTTCCTGATAATCTAAAGGTTGGTATTATTAATGTTAAACATTATCAACAAGCACTTAAATTTTTAGAGTCTTCTGATCATGTTTCTATGAAAATCACATACTTAAAACTTGCAGGATTGGATATAGAAGAAGAATATGTAGCAATGAAAACAACATTAAATAATAATAAAGATTTGCAATTTTCTTTTGACAATGGTTCTTTATCAATTTACGGAATTATTACAAATGAAAAGTTTTTCAATGAGATATCTAATATTCCTGAACCCATATTTGAATTTGACTTATCGTTAGAAGATTTAACAAAAATCAAGAAATTTTCAAATATTGATAAAATTAATAATGATATTTATGCTAAATATCATGAAAATTCAGTAACTTTCGGAAATAAAAACTTTGAGTATAAATTAGCATCACAAAAGAATAAAGGAAATGCAGATATTTCTGCTAGTTTTCCTAAAAACTATTTAAATATGCTAGATCATGAGTCATATAATGTAAAAGTTGGTCATACAAAATTAATTTTTATGTCTTTGGATTCAAAAACTATCCTTGTCGTTGGAAGAAATGATTCAAAATAATAATATAAAATATGTCAGCATTGATCTTGAAACTGCTACATATGAAGAAATAAAGGCTGAAATAGAAAGATTAAATAAACTAAGACATGATCTTTTTAACGAAGAGCAAGGTATTAAAATCTTTATTAACTCTGTTTATGGTGCTTTTGGAAATACACATTTTATATGTTTTAATGTAAATGTAGCAGAGGCAATTACTCAACAAAGCGTCGATATTTCTTTACATGCAAAAAAAATATTTGATAATTATTTTACAAATCATTGGCACAAAGATAATAAATTGCATAAATTGTTAAATTTAACAAATCCAATAGAACATTTAGGCGAAGAATCTTTATTGATACAAGGTGATACTGATTCTGCTTATTTTAGATTTGATAGAGTTTTAAAATCAGCAAACTATAAAGAAGATGATCCTGTAGATTTTATAATAAATATTTATAAGTATAGACTACATAACTATATTACACATGCATATGATCTTTATGCAAAAAAAAGAAATACTATTAATCTTATGGATTTTGAATTTGAAAAATTAATACGTATTGGAATATTTATAGCTAAGAAAAATTATGCTATAGAGTTAGCATGGAAAGCGACATCTATTAAAGTTAAAAATGAAGAAGTTTTTGTAGAAGGTATAAAATATTCAGAAAAATCCGAAGGCGTTCTTTCTGTTACTGGATTAGAAGCAGTTAAACCATCTCACCCATCTTGGTGTAGAATAAAGTTAAAAGAAATGTTAATGCTAATTTTAAACTCACAGAAAAAAGAAGGGACAATTAAATTTGATGTGATTTTAAATATTCTTAAAAAGTGGCGTAAAGAAATGGAAATGAAAGATTTAGATGAAATATGTGAAACAAAAAGAATATCAGATTATGGTAAATGGGTAATAAATGATGGGACTGAAGTTGCAGTAAAAAAAGCTTGTCCTATGCATATTAGAGGTTCTGCTATTTATAATCATTTATTATCTCGTTCAAAATACAATATGAAATATCATAGAATTAAATCAAGTGATAAAGTAAAAGTATACTACACAAAAACTCTTTTCAAAAAAGACGATGTTTTTTGTTATTTACCTTTAAATCATCCTAAAGAATTTGCACCTTTGATTGATTATGATAAACAATTCTCAAAAAAAGTAATAGAGCCTACAAATAGACTTCTTGAAGCTATGAATATTAAGTCTATACCTGAAACATTAATTGTAAATAATTCACTATTTTGAAGAAAAACATGGCAAAGCAAAACGATAAGAATCAAGATTTAGCAAAATCTGCAAAAGGGTCAATATTATCTAGACTAAAAAAAGTAAATCCAGATGCAGCTTTAATTTGTGAATCTGCATTTGGAGAAATAAAAGAATGGATACCAACAGGAAATTATGCTTTTAATTGTCAAATTTCAGGATCCCTTTTTAGAGGTATACCTTCAAATAGGATTATAGGTATCAGCGGACCATCAGGAACAGGAAAAACTTATTTAGCTCTAAATATGGCAAGAGAAGCTCAAAAAATTGGTTACCATATTTTATATTTTGATACTGAATTTGCTATAGATGAAAATCATGTTTCTAAATTTGGAGTAAATACAAAAGAATTTACTTTAATTCCAGAAGATGTAATACATAATGTTAAGCATCAAATTGTAGAAATTTTTGAAGCAATGAAAGATGCTATTAAAGAAAAAAAAGATCCAGGCAAATTTTTGATTATTATAGATTCTATAGGTAATTTAAAGACAGCCAAAGAAGATAATGATTCTAAAACTGGAGATCATAAAAGGGATATGACTAGACCTTCAGAAATCAAATCTCTTTTTAGAACCATTACAGTTCCCTCTGGAAAGTTAAATGTTCCAATTTTATTTGTTAACCACACATATACAGATACAACCGCTTATGTACCAACTGATAAAATAGCAGGAGGAAGTGGAGTACAATATAATCCATCAGTAAATATTATTTTGACAAAGGCTAAATTAAAAGAAGAAACAAAACAGTCTAAAGACGCTAATATGAGTCAAAGTGGTATCATCGTAACTTCTAAATTAGAGAAGTCACGTTTTACAAGACCTATACCTATTAAATTTCATATTAACTTTTTTTCAGGTATGAATAGATATATTTACCTTGAGAATTTTGTAGATTGGGAAACCTGTGGTATACAAAGAGGTACACTTACTAAAAAGATAGAAAAAAAACCTGTATTGGATGAAAGTGGGACTCAAGTAATCTATAGAGGTAAACCAAAGTTTGATGAAATAGAAACTAATGAAATAGAATTTGTAGCTGATGATGCAGCAAAAACATATGCGGTTAGACATTTAGGTAAAAATATACGTTCAGCGAAAGAACTACTAACAAAAGAAGTATTTACTCCTGAAGTGTTAAATGCTCTCAATGAAAAAATGGGTAAACTATTTTTATTACCAGAATCTTTAAATGATGATGAGTTTACAGTTTTAGATGAGGATCTTGAAGGAATGGATTTACCATCAGGAAGTGATGAGGATAAAGAGTAATTATGGGAATCAATATAGACCCAAAAAAGCTTAAATTAAAGTATGAACTTAAAGTCTATAAAAAAATGGATTCTTGGCCATGCTCAGAGGACGTTCTATATGAAATAGCTCGTTATCTAGAGTACAAAGAAAAAAATAAAATTTCTAAATCAAAACTATTAGAAATAGTTTTGCAAGATGAAGAAAAATTACAATTAATATTAAATGAATTATTAAAAAAACAATTTTTACAGCAAGAAAATGAAACAACATTTATTTTGCTCAAACATGGCTGGGAATAAAAATAAAAATGGAATCAACTCAATTTGAGCGTTTGTATCTTAAATATACATTAGAAAATCCTGATTATCTACATAAGATTAAAGTAGATTTTTTTAGAATTAAAGAGTATCAAAGAATATTCTCTATTGTAAAAAAGTTTTTTGAAAGATTTAATAAAATTCCTAGTAAAAAACAATTTGAGCATTTATTAGTTGAAAAGAAACTAACAGATAAAGTAAGTACAGAAGCAGTTGATTCTATTTTTGATGTAGATATAAATGAATATGATCAAGAATGGTTAAAAAATAACTTTCATACATTCCTAGAATATAGGAACATTATGATTGCTTTAGAAAGTGGTGTTGAATATGCTCAAACGACAGAAGTAAATACTGAAAATGTAAACGATTTTGTTTACACGATAAAAAAGCTTTTGTTAGAAAACGAATCTATGAGTTTAGATTTTAATGGAGGTTTGGACTTTTACAATGCTGAATCTCATAAATCTAAAAGGATTGAACGTTTTACTACTGGTTATCCTTTCTTGGATGCTGTTTTAGGTGGTGGGTATGGGTATGGTAACCTCGTAGTACTACTTGGAGAGCCTAAGGTGGGTAAAAGCGTTTGGCTTGTGAATCTAGCTTGTAATGCAGTTAGAAATGGTCATAATGTTTGCTATATAACTTTAGAATTACAAGATTTTGAGATTACACAAAGATGTGGTGCTAATCTTCTTAATCTTTCAATGGATCAATATTCTGTATCAGCTGAAGATCCTATTGAAATGAAGACAAAACTTAAAGACTTTAAATATGAAAATTCTACAACTGAATTTATAGTTCCTGGACAATTATTCGTTAAAGAGTTTCCGATGTCTACAGCATCTGTTCCCGATTTCGAGTCATATTTAAAAAAGGAACAAGAGGTACATGGAATTAAATTTGATGTTGTAATTATCGACTACATAGGTATCGTCAAGAATTGGAGAATTCCAAATTCTGAAAATACATATATGAAAATTAAGCATGTATCAGAAGATTTAAGAGCTATGGGACAGAAACAAAAATGGTGCATTGTTACAGCAATGCAGGTAAATAGAGGAGCCTTTGCTTCAAGTAATATTAATATTACAAATATTGCAGAAGGTTCATCATTAGCACATACTGTGGATTTTATGGGTGCAATTATTCAAGATCCACTTATGTATAGTGAAAATAGCTATATTATTAAAGCACTTTTGACAAGACATGCACAAGCAAAAAATTATCGAAAGAAATTTAATGTAAAGTACAATTATATGAAAATTGATGAAGATCAAGATTCACCAATAACACAAGATATCGAATAAAAAAAACAAAAAAATATGAGTAATTCTCGTTACAAAAGAGGCGATAAAATTTTAGATAATGACTATAATCAAAATAACATTGAATTTATAGCTACACAAAATAATACTATCGATGAAATTTTTATAGATCAATATTTAGATCATTGTAAAAATCCACATGAATATGATAGAAAATCAAGGTTGGAAAACCATATAGTTTCTATTATAGAACAATCAGAATTTGCACATTTTTTAATAGAACAAAGAAAATTTCCAAAAAATAATATATCTGAACTTTATATTATAGTTCATACAAATACAAATACAATGGAATGGTCTAGAGTAGAATTAATAGATAAAACTGCTGAAATATTAAAAATTAATTTATCACAATTTTTTAATGCAATTCCAATTAAATTTAAAGAAGAGCTACTAAATGAATTAAATGTAGAATTTGATATTTTTAAAACCAAAAAAATTGGTAGGTTATTTTAATTATAATTCATAATAAAAATATAATATGTATATCTTCAATAAAAACAAGAATATATATAATTTAATATTTAACAATTAGTACATGAGTTCTTATTTATCATTACCTGGTGATTATACTATAATCAGTCAAACTATTTCAAATTTACCAAGAATTGATTTATATCAATTTGAAGAAAATGTAGATTATGACAATGTAGATGAAACTATTGTAGAAAAAGAAGTTCGCTGGAGTTTTGATCAAGAAACATATTCTTCATGGATAGAACTTAATACAACAAATATCGAAAATATATCTTTAGATAGTCAGTTAGTCATTTATTTTCAAATAAGATACACCTTAGTTTCAGGGGATCCTCTAACTATAAATGTAATAAGTCCATTGATAGTTACACATCCAGAAAATACAGATGATAACGTATTGCAACCTCCTATTAATGCGTATACTTCAGGAAATCATAGGGGATCCGCATTTCTTAATGATTTTTATTTTGATCCATATGCAGTAAATTTAGGAGTTGAACTACAAAGAAAATTATCATATAATGTAAATAAAATTTTTGGACATAAAGCAGCTTATATTCGAGTAACTCCTCAGATGCGATCTTTGGATGTAATTCTAAAGGAATATGGAATTTATGAATCATCCAAGGATTATAAATGTATAAAGATATTAGTACCAAATAATCAATTTCCAGATTCGAAGTTAGCCTTCAATCCATTTAATATTGATTATGAAGAACCATTTGAAGTCCATATAGATAAACGATACTTTGAATCATTCTTCGGGAAAGGTGTAGGACCACAAAAAAGAGATATAATCTATCTTCCTATCTCAAATCGTTTATATGAAGTTGCTTCATCTACACAGCATAGAGATTTTATGTATAAAGATTTATATTATAAAGTTTCTTTAATTAAATATGCAGATAAAGCAAATGTATTAAAAGATGAAGCGATTTTAGCAGAACTTGATGAATTAAGTAATAGCACTTCTGAATTATTTGATGATAAAGTGAATCAGGAATTAAAAAAGATAAATAATATTCAGCAGTTTACAGTATCTACAAAAAGAACAGATAAAGTTAGAGATTATATAGATCCTAATCTTATAATTGAAGAAAGAGACTTAATAAACTATCATACTTTAATATCACATTATAGATATGATTTGAGTGCTTCTCCAGTAGATTCGGAAGGAATTGTAAGAACTATGATAGATTACTTAGTACCTGTGGCTTGGAATACAACAGCCGAACGAGCGTTAACATGTTGGTTTTTATTGAGAAATCCAACTACTCTAATTCGTTCAGTAACAGTTTTACAAGAATATGGTACAGAATATACAATTACAACGAATGCTGATACAGGAGCTAAAGTTGGTGACACTGTTACATTTACAAAAACAAATTCGACATTAACATTTTATGGAACAGTTACTGAAAAAGTATCATCATTAGTAATAAAAGTAGAAATATCAACAGATATTCAAAATTATTTAAATAATACATATCCAGATTGGAATTGTAATTATGCTGGTTTAAAAGTAAGAAAAAATTATCCTAAGATATTTATAGATGGTCTTTATAATGATAAAGGGTTTAGATTAGAATGTCATGATAATAAATTCTTTAAAGCTACTGTAGGAACTGACGTTTATAATTTTATACTTCCTGAAGGTTTATCTCTTGATACTTGGTATTGTTTAGTATTTAATTATTCAGCTCAGTATAAGCAACTGTCACTTACTATATTAAAGAGAAAGTGGAATCAAAATACCAATACACCAAGTACTACAGATATGGATGTTATGTATGAATATATTTATAATAATATAGATATTAATGATGTATCTCATTCATTTAAATATAAAGTCATGGCTAGTTATTTAAAGATGACAAATTTAAGACTAATGTCAACAACTATAGAACCAGAAAAAATGGTTAAGTTTTTAAATGAATCAATAGTTTCAGATTCAGATCAATCTATTATTATTGATAATGCAATACCAAGAATAAAATTACCATACGTTGGTGGTCATCCAAACAAATTGTTATAATTTACTATAACTCTATTATAGATAATAGGAATACATATGAGTTCAAATAACCAAGACCTAGACATTCTAAGAGAACTTGAAAGAGTAAATCAAGATATTCAAGGTAAAATACAAAGTGATCCTAAAATAATACAAACTGTAACTAAACCAAAAACAGGTTTTACAGATTTTAGAAAATTACTAGATGAAACAAATCATACTGTTAGGCCTATTGTAGAAGCATTTTGTGAATCTTATGTTTCAACTGAAAATATGTTAGATCCTAAAGTTCAACAAAGGCTTAATATTGATACAATTGCTTTATCAGAAATATTATGGAAAAAAGCAATAAGTGATGTAGCTTTAATACAAATAATGGAAAGAATTGATTCTGGAGATGATGATTTTAAAATGTATAATGCTTTAGCATCCTTACTGGGTTCAAAAGATAATATGCCAAAGGAACTTTTACAAACTGTTATGGTTTTGGAAAAAAACTATAAAGAATTAAAAAGCGAATTATTTGAACAGAAAAAACTGCCTATGGAAGATACTGAAGGAGTTAATCCTAACTCTTTAAAATTTCGTGGTACTAGAAATCTATTAATGGCTATAAAAAATGCTTCTGAACTTGAAGAAAGTACGAAAACTTTTGAAGCAGAAGAAGAAATAAAATTAGAATCCGAAGATAAAATAGATATTATAATGCCTAAAAATTTATAGAGTTATCTTATACATTTGAATACCCTTACAATAATTATAAAAAGTTTTTAATACAAAATTTCTTCACTTAAGATTTAAATATACCATGACTGAAAACTCTATACTTGTTATTTCTAATGAAACTAAAAGAGTTATTAAAAATTCTATTCGTTTATGTATTACTCTTACAGATAATATACATGGGTTAAATATTGTTAATCATATAGATGGATTTATAGAAAAAATCCTTCAAGAGAATGCTAGCATAGAATGGGTAATCTATGATTTAGAATTAAATAATAATAATGCTGAAGATATGATAATATTTAATTCATATTTGCCTCATTATATTTATAATAAATATACAAATCAAAAATTTATATTTACTTCATCTGGTGTAGTGTTTGGCGAAACTAATTGGGACAAGACTGAAATAGATTCTCATAATCCCAAAACACTATATGCTAAAACTCGTTCAAGTGGAGAAATTGAAGGAGCTAGAGCCTGGTTATTACGATATGATTTGTTTGATGATAAATTTTTAGAACAATCATTATTAGATGAGAAAGTATACTATGGTTCAATTGATAATAAACATAGTTATATTACAAATAAAGCATTAAATAGTATAATAGAAGGATTGATAAATAATTATAAAGAATTTAATTCTTCAACGTATCATATTATTCCTAAAGATAATCAAACCGAATATGAATTGCTTAATTACTTAAGTTGGAAAAGAAAAAATAATTCATATATTGAAAGGTCATCTTCAGTATTTCCTTCAAATAAAGTATTAAAGACAAGTAAACTAAATTTACTAAATCATTTATGGAGTTTTGCTGGATATGAAGAAATACCAACGTTTAAAGACTTATTCGATGAAATCAGTTAACAATTTCATCAAGCTTCTCATGAGCTAAATTCATAGCCAATTTTATTGAAGCTTGTACATCTTTTCTACAATATTTAACGATATCATCTATATTACCATTAAAATAAAATTCACCAACATTAGATCCTCTTACGTTCCCATTTTTTGGAGATTCAACACCCATTAAATGACAAATCAAATCAAAACTACACATACTGTTAATTGTATAAAGTTCACTCCAAACTCTATACAAGTCTAATGAAATAATATCCCAAGGTTTTTTATCCCATGTATCAAACTGTGTGGGGGGCAAAATTTTATGAACTAACATTCTTCTGTACAAAAAAGGTACATCGAATTTTTTAATGTTGAATCCTGCTAAAATATGATGATAAAATCTTGTATTTATTATTTTAGCAAAAGACTTTAACAAGTTACATTCATTCGAATTATTATCACTTAAAGATTCTACTTTCCACTTGTTATCTGTTGTACAAAAATAACCATAAGAAATACAAACAACTTTTCCATATTCAGGATATAAAGATGCAGATTCTTCATAGCTTTTTTCTGGATTATCTTTATATTTAGCATGTTCTAAACATTTGTCTGTCCAGATCTTAGAAATTTCATATTCATTAATTCTGAATTCCTCAAAGGTTTTAAAACGAGACGTAGTTTCAATATCAAAAAATAAACACTTTTGAATAAAATTTAAAGTATACATGTTATTACAATTAATTTAAAAATATGTACAAATATAGTAATAAATTAACTCTTTTCTTTTAATAATTCAAAAATATTAAAGGTAAATTCACATGTAAATGTTTTTTGTTCAGGCAAAGCAGAAGTGTAACTTAGTTCTAAAGTACTTAAATTTGTCATGGTAATTTGTTGAAGTTTTATTGCAACAAACTCTTTACCTCCATAATCTAAAAGACGTAATCTACAGGTAGGTAAAAATTCTATTTCATTATCAAATTCTAAAAACAATCGTAATTGATCATACAACACAAAATAATTTATATAACCTTCAGTTAATTTAAATGCAACTGTAAATTTTTGATTAGTTAATAAATGTTGTGGTAAATGCCCTCTCCAAAAAGTTTTTCTGGCACCTAATGTTTGTTCAGCAGAAGGAACTGAAATGCTAGGTAAAGTAAAAGATTGAATTGTATGATTCAAAAAATCTGCTACATTATCTATAGGTAAAGGCAATGCTCTAATATATGACCTATATTTTTCTTCAATCTGAGGAAAGAAGAATCCTTTAGGAAATCTAAAATCAAATAAATTTTGTCTTGCATTTAGTATCATAAAAAATATAAAAGATTTTTATTAAAGAGGTTGTTTAACACCAGTACCTTCTCCACCTCCACCTCCACCACCACCATCTCCATTACCTCCACCTCTATTACCACCACTATTCTTTTTGATAATAGTCCAATCAATGTTTTCTTCTTCATAAAGTATAGTCTTTAATACCCATCCTTTTGTATATTTGCCATATTTCGTAAGAGCTCCTGGAAAATTAACATTTCTACCTAAAACAACTCCAATTCTTCCCAAACTATATGCAACGTTAGTATCAATATAAATACCACGAACTCTACCTGGTGATGATAAATAAGTAATCTCAATTTTCACATGTTCATCTTTACTTACTAATAAATCACCTACTGATAAATAATAAATAGATTCTACTTGTAATTCAATTATCTCTCCTTTGTTTCTCGCACGGATATAATCAAAAGCTCTATAGTTATATTTATCTATTTCAGATTTAGCTAACCTTCTATCATAATTAAAGAAATCCCACGATTCATAAGTACGAATATTAGTTGTAGATTTCGAAAATAAAGAAAAATATTGTTGCCAAGCAGTATGCGTATCACCTAAAATATCACTCCAAGTTTTAACTTTTCCTTTTACAATTTTTTCAGTATTTCCAGCAGGAGGTAGAACTGTTACACCACTATTAGATCCAGCACCATTTCTTGTTCCTAAAGAATCAGAAATAAATGATCTTTTGTTAGCTACTGAGCTACCAGATGTACCTAAAATAGCATTAACACCTGAATTATTATTAACTATTGGGACACCTGTTCCAAATCCACCACCAACTAAAGGTCCTTTGTTAGAAAAATTTAAACCTGCATCTATAGTTAGAGGTGAAAATCCAACTGAAGGTAAAACACCCAAATCACTGCCAGATCTTCCTAGAAAATCAACATAATTTATAGTTTTAGCTACACCAGTAATATTTGCATTTGGATTAAATCTATCTAATCCAAGCGTAGGATTAATTACATCATTTTGCGTTACCACTGTTTTGACTATCCCTCCCCCACCTGGATTATCTCCACCTTGGTATCCTTGTGTACCTCCACCTTGATTACCCAAACCCTCACCTTGGTTACCTCCACCTTGGTTTCCTCCACCTTCACCACCTTGGTTACCTCCACCTTGGTTTCCTCCACCTTCACCACCTTGGTTACCTCCACCTTGATTACCTCCACCTTGGTTACCTTCACCTCCACCAGCACCTTCACCACTTACATTTTCAAGGTCCTCAATAGATTTTAAAATCTTATTTAATTGGTCTTGAAATGCAGCTATATTTTGATTTTCTTTTTCTGCTGCCTTCCTAGCTTGTTCTCTTAAATCTAATTCTCTTTGATTATTTATTTTATCTTTACTTGCAACATCTCTTTGTAGAGAATTAAGTAAATCTGCTTGTGCATTTTGTGAGGAGGATTGCGCATTTAATTTAGCTTCTAACGCTGCAAGTTCAGATGATTTTTGACTTAATTCAGATTGACGAGTATTCAAAGATAGTTGAGAAGTTCTAATATTATTTAAAACCCTTTCAAGTTCATTTCTTCTTATTTTTTCAATATCATCTTTTACAGTATCTGCATCTTGCATTCTTCTCCATTTACCTGTATATAAAGTAGTTTCACTAACTCCTGATCCTGTAGGAATAACTTGAATAACTTGAAGCATATTTTTAGGAACAAAATAAGTAACCCCATCATATATCAATTCAAATAAATCTGTGTCTCCCTTAGAATAAAATTCTTTAGAAATAATATTAATTTCTTTATTAGCAATTCCTCCAACAAAATTGTCCATAACTTTAACTTTTATAAAGGATGGAACTTTTGATGTGATATAAAATATGCCACCTTCATTAGAATAAATAGCAGAAGAATCTTTCGCAGGTATCTTAAATACTATTTCACCTTCAGCTAAATTTGTCGAATAAAATCCTTCTAATTTAGAAAACCTTACTCTTTTTCCAGCGTATTCTATTACTAAAAATAAATCAACATCATAACGTAAATCTAAAGAAGTCGTAACATTATTTTCTAAATATCTATGCATTTTAAATTTAACATAGTTCTCATAAGGATGTATAAGCATAATAGCTTCGCCTTGTCCAAAAATAACATCCCAATTCCAAACAGATTCAGTAGTAAATGTTCCATCAGTTTTTAAGATTACATTAGATGTATTTACAGCTACTTCATTAAAATCAAAAAATGTAGGAGTATATAATTTTTCTACTCTTTTATCTACTACTTTTCTATTAACTTGAAGTTTAGTTTCTTCTATAATTTTGTTGTAAATTTTAAAGGATCTTACTGAACCCTCTAAATTAACTTTTTCTATTTTTCTTCCATGTCTTTTAGGCTCAAATGAAGTGATAGAGGCTGTCCTTACAATTTGATTTCCAGTATCTTTGTCTGTAAGTCTCATTACATAATCTATACTAAAGGAATATGCGGAATCTGCATTTTTTAAAATAGGCCTAAATTTTTTAGGCTCATTAAAATTACCTTCTTGTATAGAAACAAAATAATCGCTTTGTACTTGACTAAACCCTAATTGCTCATAAATATATAGTTCATGAAAAACATAATAATCTCCACCAACTGAATTTAAACTAGAAACTAAATCTTCTACAAATCCACCTTGCCATGAAGGGTAATATTCAAAACAATCTTCTTCATCATTTTCAATGATAACAGCACTTAATAAACTATATGCATCCTGTTGTTTATATGTTATATTTGTAACATTACCTGCCGTTAATGAAAGAACTGTTCCATTATCTGATGATGTAGTAATTTCTCTTAATGTAATAGAAATTAAACCGCTTCTCAAAAAACCTTTGTTATTAGAACTTAACCAATAAGCTAAAGCTCCAGATGTAGGGTTAGCATAAAATTCATCGTTAAGACTAAAAAGAGAGGGTATTAACACTTCAATATATCTATCATAACTTCGTCCTGAAATTACAATTGGTCTAGCATTGAATTTAATAAACTCATCGCCTTTTAAATAAGCTATTTGAGCAACTGTACAATTCTTTCCAGAAACTTCAGGGTATTCAACACTAAGAAGTAAACCATCTAAATCTTCTAGATTATATCCTGATAGTAAATGTAATTTTAAAGTTTCATATTCAACTGGCCATTGTGTACTAGTATAATCACTTAATAAACTTTGAGAAAGATTTGCAGAATCATAACTATTATAAGGGATAGCTCTATCTTGATCTAAATGTGCCCAAGTTCTAGAATCAGTCAAACGTACAGCAGATCTATCTAAAATATTAGATGTTGGATTATTTCCTTTTGTAACATTCAGTAATTGTCTTTCATTTGTATATGAAGAATTGAAAAACAAAAAAGACTGCGTATTGGTAGATATTACTGTAGTGTCGTAATCTAATTCTACCAAGGCATAAGGCGTTATTTGAAGTAGTGATTTAGCCATTTTATAATGAAGTTTTTACAGTTTTTGATGTACTTGCTACTTCAGCAGTTGCAGCAAGTGCTGAAAGTACTCCTGGTGATGGAGGCCATTTTGCATCTGCTGCTGCTGCTAATGCTTTTAAAAAAACCCAAAGGGGCTCCGCACATATATTTGAAAATACTGGAGCTGCTCCTAATTCTGTTTTCACACCATTAACATGTACATTTGAACTATTTATTTCTATTTTAGTTGGAGCTGTTGCTTCAATTTTATTATTAGCTACAATAGTTATATTTGATCCATTTAATTCTATAACTGACTGAGTTGCATCATGTTCAATAGTTATAGATTTATCAGGATTTATCGTTACATGAGATCCATTAAAATGGTATTTTAAACCAATTGAAGGACTATATAGAATTTTCATATTTTCATCTTCATCGTAAGTAATTACATGAGAATTTAAATATGAATCATTCAATTCAGACTTCATAGTTTCATTTGCAATTGGAATACTCCAATATACAGGAAAATATGTGTCTCCATTTTCAAATCGTATTCGTACTATAGTATCCAATTTTGGAACACTTATAGATCCATAACCTTTTGATTCTCCTCCTGCAAATGACATATTATAAGCAGGAAACGCCCAAGGTAGATCGTTGTCTTGTAATTCATCGAAGACCCCAAGAACTTTTACTTTACATCTACCGATTCTTTCAGGATCATCATTGATTACTACTTTTCCAAAATATGTATTATTTCTTTCCATAGTATTTATATATCAAAAAAATAAAAACATAAAATTATTGTGAGTTTGAATCTTTAGGATTTTTTACAACAGACAGTTCTCCAGAAACTTCTCTTATTGGTGTATTAACTGAAGGTACTCCTAATTGTACATTTTTGTAACCTGTATTCTCTTGAACAGAAGGTGCTTCTAAACCTACATTTTTATAATTTGTATTTTCTTGAATAGAAGGTGCTTCTAAACCTACATTTTCAGAAGTTGTATTCTCTTTAGTAAAAGGAGTTTTAAAACCTACATTTTCAGAAGTTGTATTCTCTCTAGTAAAGGGAGTTTCAAAACCTACATTTTCAGAAGTTGTATTTCCCATAACAGAAGATGTTTCAAACTCTATACGACTTTGTGGCAGTGTTTGATTATTACTTTTTATCCCTATACCTTTATTTTCCTGAAATACATTTTGACCTATTGTATATGAAGAACTTCTTGTTTCTGTATCAACATTTTTTGTTGGTAGAACCTGTAGAGGTTTCGAAATTTCTAGTTCAACATTTCCTTGGGAAGTTTTTTTATTTTTATTTATACCTAGAGTACGTTGACCTTCAAAAGCATTACTTATGGTATTACTCTGAGGCTGCTTACCTTCTAATTCTACATTTTGATTAGGTAGTAAAGTAGCACCCTCTTTACCTTCTAGATTAATATTTGTAGATGGAAATGTTGTATTTATATTTATAGCACCTTTCAATTCTACATTATCATTCATATGATTTAATGGAGCTGTACCTTCTAAACGAACATTTTTATCCATTTTTGTAGTTATACTTGCACTGTTTAATTCAATTTTTTCAGAAATTTTATTTTGTACTGTAGCTCCTACAAGATTAACATTAGTTTCAGATAAATTCGTAAGAGGTTTTGTTCCAAGCAATGTTTCTGTTCCTAATGAAGATAAAGTATTCGGAACTTCATTTTTCATATTACCTATATTATTTTCAGAAAAAGCTGTGACAGGCTCTTTGCCAAGTAACGTTTCTTTTCCTAATGAAGTAGATGTTAAGCTTTCATTATATTCCATATTTCCAACATTACTCTCAGAAAGTTTATCCGCTGGTGTTTTTCCATTTAGTTCTGCAACTCCAAGTTCTTTTACAGTATTTTTATTATTTCCAGTTAATTCAACATTACTTTCATTCAATTTAGAAATTGGTAGTGTTCCTATTAAATTAGCATTTTTAATTGAACTTGACTTAATTGCACTTCCTTCTAAATTTACATTGTCTTCAGCAAACTTAGTTTGAGGTTTTATTCCATCTAAATCAGCTGTAGTTTCATTAAAACTTGTTTGCTTAGTGGGAGAAATCAATTCTTCTTTTAAATTAGGAAGATCCCTTAATACTTTTGATTCTGTAAGATCTATTTTAGATTCTTCAAATTTACTCAATGGTGTTTTTCCAGCTAAATCTACATTTGTAGAACTTAAACTATTTAAAGGCTCTGTACCCTCTAAATTAATTTTACTTTGAGCTAAATCTGTGAGCACTTTTGCACCCACTAAAGTTTCATTTGCAGAAGCGAATTTTGTAAGAGGAGTTGTACCTGTTAAAGTTATAGATTTTTGATCAAAACTCAATAATGGATCTTGACCTTCTAATATAACTTTTGCAGGATCAATTTTCTTTAGTGCTTCAGCTCCTGTTAGTTCTGCACTTGTAGGTACTAAGTCTTTTAAAGATTCAGCCCCAATTAAATTTGCATTTACAGGTACTAACTCTTTAAGAGGTTCTGCACCTACTAAATCTGCATTATTAGGTACTAAGTCTTTAAGAGGTTGTGCACCTACTAAATCTGCATTATCAGGAATCAAGTCTTTAAGAGGTTCTGCACCTACTAAATCTGCATTATTAGGAATCAAGTCTTTAAGAGGTTGAGCACCTACTAAATCTGCATTATCAGGAATCAAGTCTTTTAGAGGTTGAGCACCTACTAAATCTGCATTATCAGGTACTAAGTCTTTAAGAGGTTGAGCACCTACTAAATCTGCATTATTAGGGGTTAAATCTTTTAGAGGTTGAGCACCACTTAGATTTGCACTACTTGGAGTTAAATCTAATTTTTTACCTGCTCCTTCCAAGTTTATTAAAGATTCATCAAATGTAGTTTTTTTAGTTGCTCCAGTTAAAACTTCTTTTTTAGGATTAATTTTAGTTTCTTTTCTAACAGTTTGGAACTCAATATTTTGAGGCATTTCTTTTTCAACTCTTGAAGCTTGTAGATCAATATTTTTTTGATCAAAAAGTTTTTCAGTTGGATTAGGATTATTAAATAAACTTCCCCCAGGTCTTCCAATTGATTGAAATCTTGGATCTGCACCTTGACCTGAAAGATTTGCTTGAATGTCGCTTAAAGACTTTTGTACATTTGGTGCTACTAATTCTAATTTAGTTGGAATACCATCCCTGAGATTTGGTTGTATTGGTCTTCCTGAAGATTCTATGTTAATACCTAAAGCACCTGCGATAGCAGGATTTACAAAGTTTTGAGCTACTTGATTTAAATCTCCATTTAAAATACCAAGCCCTATACCTGCTGCTGAACGATAAAGATCATTACCAAATACATTCTTTGTGATTTGTTCAGTTGCCAAACCTAAAGCTTCTTGAGCTATTTCTGATGCAGTATCTCCAGCAAAATCAACAATAGAGCCTAAAGAACCTAAAATTCCACCTCCACCACCAAGATTTGTACCTTGCGTGATACCATCTATGCCTAAAGCAGCAGCAGCAGCATTTGCACCTTGAGATATAGCACTTCCAAATCCACCATCTTCAGTAATAATTCTTTTATTATCCCCTTTATCTCTTTCTAGATTTTGATAATTATTCCAATAAGGAACCTTAGGTTTAAAAGCCGCATTTAAAGTTTGAGAAAGTTTTATTACATCTGATTTATTTTCAGACTTTAAAAAATTTTCAATTAAATTATCACTTAATGAATATTCCAAAAGACTATATGTATTACTTTCTATAACTCTTCCTATTTTTATTTTTAGACTCTGAGCAAGAGTAGTATCTTTAAGTCTTGGGTGACTTAAGCTATTTATTCCACTAAAACTATTCATATCAAATTCACAATCTTGACAGTCAAATACTAAACATGAAAAATGATTATCCCACCATTGAAGTCTTTTAACAAAAGATAAAGATCCATCACGAACTTTACCTAGAAGTTTTCCACCTATATTACTAGCATTAAAAATATCTATATCTCTTAATGCTTGTAACGCTTGTTTACCATTTATAGAGTAATTATCTTCTGTTATAGCTAATTGTCTTGCATCTCCGACCATAATAGTCATTCGAAATCTTCTCATATTGACAGGTAAAACCCATCTTCTATACTTCCTATCATATGCTGCTTTTCTATAAAGATCCTTTAAAGCCGTAATCCTAAAGTCAATACTATCCAATGTAGATATGTCAATAACTGCATCCGTAAGTCCTGCTTCACCTCTACCTTCAGATGGATATGCATGTTTAAATAAACCTTCTATTCCATTTATACCTTGAAAATACCATGGGGTTTGTTCACTAATTGACTTTAAAGCTAAGTTGAATTTTCTTAGCATAATTGCTCTTTCAGGCTCCCCTACATTATACAGAAATTTTATAGCTGATTCTGGAGCTACCTGAGACGTTTCATCTTTGAGGTCACTTAGTAATCTATTTGTAACATAATCTGGGTGCTTTGCTTCTGGTGGGTTAAAAGCAAACTTAATATGAAATATAGGATATGTAGGGTCTTCATGATTATAATTATTTACTATTCCAGGATCCACTATACTAGAGATACCTAAAAACTTACGTAAAAACTGATCGGCTGCATACATCATAATTTTAAAAATTAAACTTTGTTTTTATTCTTCAAAAGCACCATCATTATTTAGTTCTCGACCACTAAAACCATCTTTAGCCGTTATATCACCTTCTGTATCTTTTTCGTCATTATAATCGTTAAACTCTTCTTTATTTTTAATTTGTAAATTTTTTATAAAATCTTCAAAATGTAAGATACTACCATGTGGTTGAAATTTCACAATTCCTTTTTCTGGATGATAATGTTTCATAGGATCATTTTTCTTTGATTTCCTATCTTTTTTTGTTTTATCTAAAAAATTTTGAGTATACAAACCATAAGAATTAAAAGAATCCCCACTTCCTGTTGTAGTAGCAGTTGGTGCTGTAACTGAACCCATACCTGGAGTACTAGCTAGTGTTGCAAACTCTTCGTCTACATGCATAGGAAGATTTTTTTCAGATGTTTTTATATAATGTGTAAGCTCTCTTACTGTCATTGAATCAGCAATATCTTTTACTTCTTGAGAAGGTTCAGATTTTAATTTTCCTAATTTATAAGCATAAGCCATTCTCATAAGTCTTAATTGTGCAATTGATTTAGCAGGCATATCTAATATTTATTTTATATATCTTGTTATAATACAATCAATTAAATTGTATAAACCAACTTGGTGGTGCTTCTTTATCAATTTGTTCTTTAACTTCTTGTAACTCTTTTTCGCCTGCATCTTTTAATATATTACCATTTAATGTGACTCCCGATGGTAATTGAAATGTATAAAGAGTATACATAAATCCTAATTGAATTTTACTTTTAGCAAAAACCCATCTTATAAATAAATCATCATTATAAAGAGATTCTTGAGATATCTTTGAATAACATTTAACAACTGAACTCGTTCTAGGATTTCTACCAGTAACTTTAATTCTTTTGGAATTTTGGTTAAACGAATAAGCTATAGTATCCAAGAAGTATGCTTTTGTAATATCCCAATATGCATATTGAGCAGTTCTCATAACCAAATCAGTGCCAGTAACAGGTGATAAAAATAATTCAGATGCTATAATCTTATTTTCAGTAATATCACGATCCACAATACCAATACGAGAACCTCCTCTAATTTCCCTAAAATCAGAAATTGTCATTACACAATCAGGTAACTGTACAAATCTTCTATTTTTAAATTCTTGAGATTCAAAATAAGAATGTGGAATAATATAAAAGTCACTTTCTACTGCGTTTTTATAATTTATAAAAAACCAGCGTTCAGCATTTTTTATAATACGTTCAATTTCTCTAGGGGATATTGAGTTTGGTAAACCACTCGAAACAGTAAGTTCATCTTGAGTTAGTTCAACGAGTTCATCAAGTGTCATAGCAGTTGAAATTTATTTATTACTTTATATATCTAAAAGTTTTAATTTTAGAAAAATAAATAGCTATAACAGTGTTAAGAAGAGAGGTTAGTTGTATAAATTGATAAAAATTTTCTGAAGGTCTATGTATTCTTCAAAAATAACTTTATGCTCTTGACATATTTCTATTAAGGTAAAAGAATCTTGAGTTGTTTTAAGCTTGGAAGTATTAAGATCTATTTCAACTAAAATTGTATATAAATCTCTATAATCAGGTAGGTTTTCTATTTGTTTTTTAAACTTCTGAGAAAGTATGTAGACAAAGTTTTGATCTTTTTCAATCATATTATCATACATATCATTTAATAAAGTTTCAAAGTTAGTTCTAATTATCTCAATCCTTTCTGTGGAATCTGATATGACTCGAATCATTTCATCTACATTTGTTCTATCTTCATAGAATTCAGAAGCTGCTAATGCAACCATAAGAAATAGTAATTTTAAAAATAGTTATTATTTATAAAGTATTAAAACATTCTAAATATCTTAAATCTTTAGTATATAGAAATCTATATATCTAAGTTAAACTATTTTTTTACATATAAAACAAAAAGAAATAAAAATAATAATAAAAAAAGTAGAAGTGATACATACGTATATTTTCTTTTAGGCAATAAAAATTTCCAATAAGAACATAATGTGTTAGAAATAAAATAAATTGAAATGAGATTGAGTATAATAATAATTAAAAAAAATATTTCTTTCATAAAAAAGAACCTACTAAAAAAATGATACAAATTGAAATAGATATAAACATTATATTATCTTCAGTACAATGATATTCTGGAAATATTTTATTCTTCATCAGTTTCTTCATCATCAGTTATTAATAAATTTGTTTTAAAATAGTGCCATCCATCTTCATCTAGAAATATAGATTCTTGATTTTCTTCATCCACATATATGCTAATAAGAGGATAATCTAAAAATAATACATTATCATCTTCATCTTCAAATCTTCTATATATTATTTGAAAATCATCCATTTCTTTTGGGATAGCATTTACAAATTTTCTTAACTCACTAATTTTCATAGCTATGATTTTTTTAATTCTTCTATACTAATGTGAGAAACATCTTGAAATTTTAACCCATTACCAAGTAAAAATGTATATATTAACTCACTCTCTTTAATAGAAAGTTCAGTTTTTCTATTTATTTTAGCCATAATAGTGGAATAATTAATATTACACTCTTCACATAACTTTTTTATTTTAACGATTTCACTTAATCGCTCTAAATCATCAATTGTAATCATTGTAATTTAACCAATATGATCGTGCATATTATTTTATGCAAAATAATATATTTGTTCATTCAATTTAGAAATAAAAATAAAAAGCCCTGATTTCAGGGCTTAATTTAACTTTTTTTCTTCCTTCCTCTTCTCGATTTACCCGTTTGGGGTTCCTGAGATTTCTGAATGAAATCTGTACCTGTCGTTAACACTTCATTCTTTTTTATTTTAACAGTATCTTTGTCTTTGACTTTTCTATTCTTTTTAACTTTTTTATGAGTAGAATTAATACTTTCTACATCTTCTGGAATTGGATATAATTCAACATTTTGCTTTTCATTTGAAGTTTCAACAGATTCTTTTTCTGAATCACTAGAAGGTTTTTGAAAAAGAAATAAATAATCAGAAATAAAAAAATATGCAGAAACTAAAATTATTAAAGAAAAGCTTATTAAAAAAATTGTCATATATCTTACTTTATTTTTAAGTGAAATTTATATATCATTTTTAAAAATAAATTTTAATCAGAAAACCTTTTTTTATATTCTTCCAATCTAATAAGAACATTAGGTTCTTCTTCCATGAAATGTTCTTGATTCATTCGTTGAATTAATTTTTTTAGTATTGGATTTATTTTTGATTCATCTAATTCTATCTTTTGTTGTTTTAAATTTCTATATGATAAATTTCTTCTTCCATATTCTTCATTCATAATTGCAAATGCTCAAAAGTTTAAAATAAAATTCATCCATATCTTCTTTAGATATTTTATCAAATGTATCTTCCATTCTATGACACAAATTCCAAATATTTGGATAACCATAGCCATTTAAGGCAACATCTATATCATAATCATCAAGAATTCCTATACACATTGCAGGTATTCCATGTAAAGAAAGAACAAAGGCATCATTATATGGAGTTTGGACTTTTTTTGCATTAAGTAATTGTATATAAGGATCACATATATCCTCAAATTTTTCAAACGAACTTACCCATATATGTTTTCCTAGTCCTGTTAGTTCCAAGTTTATACAAGCGGATATATCTCCAAACTTACCACATTTAATATCTTCAGAAAGAACTTGACTTCCACAACAATATGGATTTACATGTTCTTCTGAATCAACTATTGCAATATGTATAGGTATAGGAGGAGGATTATCATTTAAGTCTAATGCCAATTTTAACAAATGACTTATAGATGCAGTATTATCCTGACAATTTTCAGAATCTTCATTTACAATATCATGATGTGCTAAAAACATAAGCCCTGGAATATTTAAATCCTTTGAAAAAGAAATATAAATATTTGTAAAATCCCTTTTATAAAATGGAACATTATAATGGATAGTTTCATATGGAATATTAGACTCAACAAGAATTCTGGTTATTTTATTAAGTCTTGGATTCCATGTAGGAGCGTGTTTATCAAAAGATGAATGAGATAATATCTTTGAAAATTCTTCAAGAATATCATATGAGCTTTTTGTTTTCCAATTATTCATTTTATTACCTTTAAAATTATGTTAATACAAATATAATAAATAAAATGATAATAAAAAATAAATTTGTGGAGGTGAGGGGAATCGAACCCCTGTCTTAACTTCCAAGTTATTAGAACACTACAACCATATCTCTTTTATAATAAGTTATCTATTTAGGCAAAGAGCAGCCGATAGCAACTGTGCTTTCTAAAGTTCTTCATAAAACGAAAGCTTCTTATGATATATGTCGTTATAAGCGACGAGTGATATAATGAGAACGACCGCAAATTATATCACTCGGAATCAAGCCGCTATTGCGTATTGGTTCTGAGATACTTCAACCATTGGATAATGATTGAAAATATGTGTGTTTTTGCCATTTATAAATTACTCAGTTGTATTATCGTGCTCCACCGAGTATCAGCACGGGTTGCTTCTTGATGCGTCAAAAGCTAATCGAAACCAATGACACCCCCATTTATTATCAATATAGTAAATTATTTTGAAAAGTTCAAATTATTTATTAAAATAATTTAAGAAATAAAAAATCCATGAGAAAATGATGATCTATCTATAAAATAATCTATTTTATTTCCATTAAGTTCTTCATTTATTTCTACCTTTTCCAAATTTCGATAGAAATAACATAACCCTTTTTTTAAATCCTGAGTATTTTCTATAAAGAATATACAATCCCTCAATGAATAAGCAGCCCAATCTATATTACTATAATCAGTACTATTATATTCTGTAGGGTAGAATATTTCTAGATATT